TCTGCCATCAGTGCAACTTTCTGTTCCAATACCTCTTCTCCTCCTTCCGAATAATTTTGTGGGTGTATGCCAACCTCTTGCGAGGGTTGTGCTGTAGTAAACGAATCCTTGAATTCTCGCATCATCATTGCAAGCTGCTGTTTGAAATCATCACATGAGAACATCTCCAACGATGCTGATTCATAGCACGGCTTTGCCGTACCCAAGAGACAAAAGGCGGTAAACTCAAATCGGTCAATAACATATACGCCATCGACCATTCCGCCCTCTTTCACGGTAATCTCCATAGACTCATCCGTGATGCCATCATCTTTGATTTTGCGGTATGCTTCCTGCCGCTTCCAGATAAGCGCATCCACGCAGAGGTATTCATGCAGGCCGGAGTCATCTTCAATTTCCTCCCACCAATACTTTGCGCTTTCAGGAATCACACCTACCGGCTGCGTGATATTCACAATCCGCATTCCATTATCGTCAGAGACAAGCTCCATATCATGTGACCCGATGGTATCTGATTCCCTGTCGTAGTTGCACACAATAGGACAGTTATAGATACTCGGCATACATCGTTCAAAGGTTTCCTTGCTGATGAAGCTGTTATTGCGGTTTTTCCCGGTGTACGCTACACGGAGAACGCCACTGTCAAAAGACGAATTGCGTTCAACAAGATTGCGTATTCCGGAAGAGAACACAATGCTCATGTTTCTCTCGCCCATATCACAGTTCACCACCTTTGGCTAAAATAAATCCACGCTTTGTGCAAGCGTGGGTCAGAATGTCAGCGTGTCTGACAGTACATATCGAATATCCTCGTCTTCAAAATTCAGATTGCCTGTATTCAAAAACACAAAGATATGTTTCTCGTTATTTTGCCCCAGCATTTCACACCATTTGGACAGCAACTGGTCACGAGCATTCTCATCAAACACATAAATGAAATTCTCCATATACACACCTCCGATTAGCCCCAGTCGTCAGAGTCTTCTCTGGACTGTTCGCCGGAGTCGGTCAGGTCACCCGTATCCTTCTGCGGAGCGCCTCCCTCATCGGTTGCTGCAGTGCTTGCAGAAGAACTCTGCGTAGAAGAACTCTGCAGCGGCTTAAACCGTTCAGCAAGACCGAGCACATCATTTTCAAGGAAGCTCATGCAATCAACTTCGCTCTGAGACAATCCCTGCGATGCCGCATACATGGAAATAAAAGGAAGACCATACTGACACGCTTTGAGATACATATCTCCCAGCTCTTTTCTGTTGAAAGGACTGCAATCAAGGAATGTGATTTTGAAATTCTTTCCGTACCCCTGATACTGAATGAAGCGGTTGACCATATCCTCAATGCTTTTTACAATGCCAAAGGTAACCGCTTGGTCTGCCTTAATAGAAAGCAGCAGCGCATTTGCGGAAGCTTTATCATTGTTGAACAGGAGTGAAGATACACCAGCCGCTGTAAAGAGATTCTGTTCTGCGTCAGAGATGGTGTTCGTATCACCGGTATTGGACTTCTCAAAGCTTATCTTGTTGATAGGCATGGGGGAAAGGACACTGCCGATTTCCTCCGGCAGTACGGAATCCAGATTGCGCCAAAACTCTTTGGCCTTGTCCAAATCCATCTGCCATTCGCCGTCATCATTGATACCAAGCGTCATAACCAGCATGGCATAGTTCTCAAGAGTGGTCTTAGTGAGCTTTAGCTGTTTATAATCTTCGAGGTCATACACCTCCCGCAAAATACCTGCGAACGGAGGAATGGCATAATCCAGAATGTCGTTGTTGCACTTGATAGCGAAGGATGTCGGGGAATCCAGCTCTTGCCACTTTTTCTGCCTATTCTTCTGATAAACCTTATACTTTGTCTGGAACTCTGTCGGATAGAACTCCAGATACTGTGAGTGACCATCAAAATAAGAAAAATCGAATGTCACATTCAGCACATTCCCCTCAATGGTCGAGATAGCGCAGTAATCAGCCGGAAGCTGCTGGATGGTGATACTGTCGCTTGTGACCCACAGCGTCCCATAAAAAGTGTCCTCGCGCAAACACACTGTCAGTATTTTAGGGAACTGCGACCGCACATTCATTGCAGACATGGTATTCAAGACCTTTCTGTAATTGCGGTTGACCGATTTCATATTAACGGCCTTCGGGTCAATATGGTATGGAGATACGACATACGCAAAATCGGAAAGGCCAGTGAAATACTGGATGAGCCTGCGGAAATGAGAACTTGCCCCGTAGATATAAGTAACTGCCTTGCGCAGCTGCTTCTCATATCGGTACGGGTCGGTCAGATATGTAGCAATGTCGTCTTTCTTATATAGAGAAAATGTAGGCGCATTGGTGTTGTTGTTCAAATCCCTTGTAATCAAGTGATTGAGTAGGGCGAACTTTCTGGAGATACCAATCATGCCCTCCATATTGGTAGACTTGCCGTTTTCAGAACTACTCACTCAGGTATCACCACCTTTCTATTTTATTTTGGGCGGCTTAAACATGAAGATATCGCTGGAGTTAAACTCTGCCGCCTTTGTGCGGATAAGCTTACTCTCAAGCTGCGCCGCCACATAGTAGTTATAGCTAAGGCTGGAATAGCGGTCTTTCCGCATACCCGCCCGTTCAAAAATCTTTACCCGCCCACCAGACTCGTCATGCTGTAGTTTGACAAGCTCGTCAACCAACAAGGTCGTGTGGATGTACGGCATTTGTAGTCTGACCTTCTCAGCCGGTGAAAGGCTGGCATATCCCCTGATTTCAGACAGGATATTTTCCGCCTCATACTCTGTAACGAGAAGGCGTATCTTACCGCTTCGGAAGCCCTCACGCAGCAGGACAGCGCATTCGGAGTTCAGCGCAGGATTACCCTTGATTGCCCAAATTACTTTATCTGCTCCCTTTACCGTGCATCTGTCCGCCATCTCCTGATTATTACAACAGGACAGCGCAGGATAAATTTCGCCGCTTTCCGGGTCAACCATATCACGAACCAAAGCATCATACACGCCCAGGCCAAGTCCTGTGCAGTCCAGCACAATATAGTCGCAATCGAACTCGTCGTAAAGCTTGCGGATAACCAGAGCCTGGTCTTCTGTATGAAGTCCCTCTGAGGAGTCACCATAAATGATATTGCTTGTGTACCTTCCGGATTTGGTTGGAAGCATCTGGTTGATGAACACAGCCGTCGCATCGTTGTTATGCTTTTTGCTGGACATCAACGCAATATCCGCAGATAAGATTCGTTTTTCACCAAGCTGCTTGGGTTGAATTTTGATTTTGTTGTTGCCAAGAAGAACTGAGACCCTCTCGGGTAGCATGGGATATTTAATACGCCTGTTCTTCGAGATAGAGTTGAACTCAAAGAACGAACCGTCAGTGTCGCCAAACCAAAGGGCGTCCATCTCCATGCTCCACTTCACTTCACTGAAGTCAGACTCTGCCATCTGGTCTGCCACATCCTCTTTGAACAGTAGCCCCTCTTGAATTGCCAGCTGATACGGGAATCCACACACAAAGTCCTTTCGCTTATCGTCCAGCATAAACCGACAGTTGTCCTCAGCTTTGGTATAAGACCAATGGTCTTTGAAGTAGGCAGAAGAAAGATATAGTGTCTTGTTACGCTCCGCCAAGTGCTTATAGGCTGGATTGTTCAGATATCCGGGAAGTCTCGGGTTCGTCAGGAACTTACGGAGAATCGTATCGATAATATCCTTGGATACCATGCGATACTCATCAATCAGCAGAATGTTGGCACGATTGCCTCGTGCATTATCACTGGCGGTAACGACCTTAATAAATGAACCGTTCTTAAATACAATCTGCGCATTGGTTGCATTTATCTTGGTCTGCTTATCGTCAATCTCATTACACAGCTCCGGCGAGCATGGCCGCAATTCCGTTTGTATTTTTTCAAGCACATTGATACTCTGACCCCGTGTGCCGGAGGCGATGCATATCTTTGTGCCGGGGTACAAGATACAACGGATACAGCAGAAGATTGCCGATAAGAATGTTTTACCCAGACCTCGACTTGCAATAAAAACAAATGTCGTGGAGACATTCATCATCACCAGCAATATCTTCTGAAAAAGATGCAAGTCCAGATGCAGGTAGTCCTTTGCAAACCGATGGGGGTTCGCTCGGTAGTAGGCGCACCATACGGCGGCGCCACTCATAATGCGCTCTTGTCGCGTCACTCAGTCACGCCTGCCTTGTCCGAACTGAAAATGTCGTTAAACATTGTTTCGTCATCTTCGTCCTCATATTCAGGTCGTTCAATGCGCATCTTGGCAATTTCATCTTCATACAGCTTGCAGTATGTATTCTTGATGCCAAGCATTTTGCAAAGGTGACCCAGGAACCAAACCGTGATGTAGCGGACAATTCCGTCCACATCCTTCAGCTCCGGGTCTGGTTCTGGAATGGGCTTTGTGTTTTCCCACTTCCGAATCCACACGCCGAACGGCGTCCCATCGACCGCCGCATCTGCGCCTTCTTTTTTCTGCGCGGGCTTCAAGTTCATACTGCCAAGCAGCGTATTGAGTGCGTTGACATTCTTGTCAATCGCTTTACCCTGCGCACTGTCACGACTGATTGTCGCTTCCAAAATGCAAATCTGTTTATATAAAGACCGTTCGCTCGGTTCCACAACAGGAACGCCGTTTGTCCAGTCCTGGTAGCGCCGCTCAAGCTCTACATAAAAATCAGATGTAAATCCCGCACCCCAGAAATCGACAATCTTCTGGTCAACTGGTGTCTCTTCGATTTCATCCAATGCTTGGGGGTGCTCTTGGTAGATGGCGCCGGAGCGCTGACAATCCAATGCATTGCCCTCGGCGATAGTATCGTCGAAAGTCTTGTCAATATATCGAATCAGATTGGTCTTCCCAATATAATTACGAATACGAGAATTAACGCCTACGGTGCGCTCCACCATATTGTAAATGTCTTCATTCCAATATAGGTCAAGCTTCATACACATCCGGCGCATAGCCTCTTTGTCATCACCAAGAGAATCTCTATACTGTTCGTACATATCCTCTACACAGTCGTTGCAGACAGGCAGATAGCCGGAGCCACGATACATCAGGCTGTGGCTAACAGGGAAATACCCTTTCTTGCGGCTATACGATGTGCCGCATCTGCAGCAGTAAAACTTCTGAGAAGTTTGGAGTAGCATTGAGTCATCTGTCGTCTTTTCAAGCTTTCTGCGTCTCGGGGCGTCTGCCATTTACATCAGCCCCCTTTTATGATTTCCCTCCCACAGCTTAACGGCCATACGCATTTTGTTGCCAGGGTAAAAGCGGGGAATCCAGTGCGCAGGGACATCGACCTTCTCCCCGGTCTGTGGGTTCGGACAGCTTCGCGCCTTGCGTTCCAAAATATCGAAACAACCGAAGTTGTGAATTGAAATTGTATTGCCCTCTTCGAGATTTTCCAAAATAAGATTGGTAAAATCATCAACAATGCTTGTGGCGGCCTTCTTCGTGTAGCCATGCCTGTCCACAAGCTGCTGGATTAAATCGACCCTTTTAATATCCATCCTTGCCTTCCTTTCCGTTACAGGTCTGACAGTGACTTCTGTGCGTCAGACCGAATATCACCATTCTCGTCAAAGTACTGCGAAATCTGTTCCTCTGCGCTCAGGTCTTTATAAACGCGAACCATGTCAGCAGATTCCCACCCGATGATGTCTTGAATGATATTGTCTGGCAAACCGAGCTTGGAAAGGTGCGTTGTAAAGTAATGCCGCAGACTGTGCCAGTAAAAATCTTCACCTGTCATCCTGCTAAAGGTGTTCGCCCAGCTGTTGAGCGTTGTCTCACTCATTTGTTCACTTGTCGTTCCAGCAGGAAACAGCCACTCACTTTCAATACCAAGTTCCGTCCGTTCACGCATCCATGCATCAAAATATGGTTTGAACTTTTTTGCCAGCGTGTAGCAGTAAATGTATTTGCCCAGGCCGAACCCTTTTGTCTGAATCGGCTCACTGGTCTTGTACAACGCCCCGCCGCATACAAGGTTGTCGTCTTTGAAATCGTCAACCCGGAATCGGCAAAGCTCTGCCTTACGCCGTCCACTGCACATAGCGAGAGCCACGGCACAGGCTTTTTTGTTTTGCCCGGAAGCAAGCAGGTCATCAAGTAGCTTATCCAGCGCCTCATCGCTCCACACCGTTTTCTTTCGCACCTGTTGCATAGCAGGGTTCTCTATCTTTCTTACGGTAGAACGGAACCCCTTAAACTCATCTTCATCATCCAAGATGTTCTCCACATAATTGGAGAGCGAGGAAATCGCAGACTTCAATCGCCGCACACGAGCGGGAGAATTACCGTTCTCATTGATGAGCCAATGCTGATATGCTGCGTAATCACGCTTGGAGATTTTCGGGAAAAACTTGTTCCCGTTGTTCTGTAAATTCCAAACCCAGAAAATATCAAGGTCATTTGCATAGCCCGCAATCGTCTTAGGGCTGCGCTGCACAGACTGCAGATAGGCAATAAAATCCTGTTTTAGCCGGATGTTTTCCGAGTTGACCTGACTTAAAAGCTCAGGGCTTGTGATTTCGTTTTGCTTTGTTTTTCTGGGCATACAAGCCACCTCACTTTCTATAGAATTAAAAACTGGTTGCGGGCACCGGAGTTGAACCGATTCCTCAAGGTTTATGAGACCTGCGACTTAACCGCTTGTCCTGCCCGCAATATGGTGGGAGAGGTTGGATTTGAACCAACGCAGCCCGAAGGCGGCAGATTTACAGTCTGCTGTAATTGACCGCTCTACCACTCTCCCAAAGTATGGTGAGGTCGGAGGGAATCAAACCCATCGTTACCGCCGTGAAAGGGCGGTGTCTTAGCCGCTTGACCACGACCCCATGTAAAAACTTATATTCTGCGTCAAAGCAAATGCGGCAGGGTGGAGAGGTTAGACGCAGAAGCCGAAAGCGACGCCAAGACTGAAGCTGGCGTTGTGAAAGTCGGCGGCGCCGGAGCTGATGACACGACAGAAATTATTGCTGTAGCCAGAAGAAGGAGAACGCTCCCACCAGATGTTAGCGGAGCCACCTTTGTTCTTCACCTTCGAGTTGCCTGCCTTGTAATATGCGTACTGCGTTCCTTCTCCAGAAACGGAATAGGTGGTGGAACCGAAGATTTCGATTTCGGCCAGCAGGAAGCAGCTGTCGGAGACTGTTTCCGTACCGCTTGAAGAACCGCCGCCAGTGCCGGAAACTTTATTGACCGGCTTGATGGCTGTCTGCCATGCTGCGGGCAGATACCCCTTCATAGTCGCCATCGTCGAGGTGCGCATAGCGCTACTCTTCCAGCCGCCGCTGTTTGTGTTAGAACTGTTCATCACATAGGTCGTTGCAAACAGGTCATGCATCTGGAATGTGATACCAGCCTTGCCGGTCTTAGTGGTAGCACCATACGCGGTAGATGTTGTCAGCGTATCATGGTTAAAACCAATTACATCAAAGGTGTAATTCGTACCATTCAGGGCGAGCGTCACCTGGTCGCCAACACTGACCTTACGATGAACGCTGCCGAAATCAATGTACACCGTGGATGTCGCGTTTGTGATGCTACTGTTGTTAGAGATTGCCTCAGCAAACAGCGTTACATCCGATGCTGCTACGCCGGAAAGACCGGATGTATAATTCACGCCAGAAGTAGCCGCAGTGGAAGCCGTAGGTTTGAAGGATGCAGTCACAGCGCAGGTCTTGCTGGCGGGTGCGGTATGGTTTGTGCCAGCCGCAACACTGATGGTAATGGTCGCATTACCATCAGTGTCATTCACGCTGGAAACCGTAACAGTCGTGCCGGAAACGGTCACCTTTGCCACGCCCGTATTATTGGAACTCGCACTGACAACACCGTTACCAGCCCGCGTAACGGTAATCGTTTTTGACCTGTTGGAGGCATTCAGCGTAATGGAGGTAGGGCTAATGCTTAAAGAGCCAGCAGCCTTGCCGATTGACCACACAACTGTTTTTGCCGTGGTGCTCCCATCTGACCAACGATAATCCGCAGTCGGAGTAAATGTAGCGTTGTAATTATTAGCATTTGTTCCTAATGTGGTGCCTCCAATGGTGGTCTTGGTAGCACTGTAGTTGCTCCAAGTGGGAGACTGGCTGTTACCGTTATAGGTCAATGTACCGCTTTGTGAAGGGATTGCTGAAATGGTAATACGGTTTGCCTTACCGGTAGTCCGCTGAGATGTAGAAGTATTGATGCCACCGTCTGTAGTCTCGGGATAGAAACTGATATAGTAAGTCGTCCCGTTCGTCAGGCCTGTAATGGTCAGCGGCGTATTGGCGTACTGGTTGCGAGTCGTGACCTTTCGTGTAAACGCAGCCCCAGGGTCGTCCTTACCGGATGCATAACCATCAGCCTTAACAACAATCGTAGTGCTTTCCCATGTTGCCAGTGTAACACCGTCCGATGTAATGCTTGCAGCGGGGTCAGTCCACTTAACAGTCATTTTGCCGTTGCCAGCTTCTTCTGATGCAGTCATACCTGTCACATTCCAGCTTGAAATGCCAGTGACCTGAACGGTAGGCGTTGCTGTAAATGCATTATCTTCGCTGTCTGTGTAGGCATTATTTGTGGTATAAGGGAAGAACTTATAGTAGTAGGTAACACCGTTGGAAAGACCGCTGTCGCAGAAATAAGATGTTTTGTAGGCATCTCTCGTCTTGCTGTCCAGCACTACAGTGCCATCGCGGCGGCTCTTAGGAGCGGAACCGGCCTTGCGCACAAGCAAGGTTCCACCCCATGCTGCAAGCGTAGAACCCGATACCACAATATCGGAAGGGTCAGTCCATTTCACATATACCTTGCCTGAAGCAACAAGCACATTGATATTGGAAACCGCGCCGAGCGTCACGCCACCGCTGCCGGAGCCAGCTCCGCCGGGAAAATTTGATAAAATAGGCATGAAATCATCCTCCTTTTAACCTAACAAAATGATGTAGACCGGGATATCAAATTCGGGCATTTCACCATCTGCGGCGATAGTCAGCTTGCCATCCTCCTGCCCGATAACAGACAGCATTGCTTCTCTGGCAATTTCGCGCTGTTCTGCCGTGGCACTGTGCGCCACCGAGATAGTCCCATTCTGTAAAGCCGTAAGACCTGTTACGGTGAGCTCCTGCGTGTATGGAGCCTCGACACCAATCCATGCAGAGGCGAGTAAAGTTGTATTCACTGCCACGCTGCTATTCGCTTTCTCACCGAGAGCAGCATCGATTTTCACCATATTGGAGTTATCGGTTCCGTTCATCTTTTTGCGCCAGTCAAGGAAGCGTGTCGTGCTGTCATCTTCAAGATAGAGGTTATAGTTTGTCGTGTTCATAAAGGCCTCCTTCCCATTAAGACAGCAAAATCACGGTAACGGGAATGTCACATTCCGGTACTGTTCCGTTGGCCGCAATCGTGATAGAGCCTGCACTTTGTGAGCAGACATACAGGCAGGCTTCCGCAGCTGCGGCAAATTGTTCATCAGAAATACTCTGTGAAATGCCAATTACACCATTCTGCTCTGCGCCAAGCCCAGCAACGGTCAGCGTCTGCTGACCATTTGACCAACTGCCTGCCACCAAAGTGGTATTGATAAATACGCTTGCGTCACATTTCCCTGCAAGCGCATTGTAGATGTCTTCATCGTCAAACGGGAGCTGTGAGTAGGTCTTTGTCCCATCACCAATCTTCCTGCGAACGCTACCGCTGGCCGTATCGACAATGATGATTTCCCCGTCCAGAATGACAGGGTTACTGTTCGTCCAGTTTGCGCTCGTATCTCGTTTGAGTCTGATTCGTGTGTTAAATTCAGCCATGTAGGTAGCCTCCTTTTAAGCGAAATCCCCTCCCCCCCGCGCACTCCGCGCGACGGGCGGCG